CAGGAATGGTTGGTGCGCCTGCGTGCGGTGATGTAATGAAGCTACAGATCAAAGTAGTAGATGGGATTATCCAAGATGCGAAATTTAAGACGTATGGCTGCGGGTCGGCGATTGCTTCCAGTTCTCTTGTCACAGAATGGGTTAAAGGTAAGACGCTTGATGAAGCAGGAAGCATTACGAATAGTCAGATTGTTGAAGAACTCGCCCTCCCTCCGGTCAAAATACACTGTAGCATATTGGCCGAGGATGCCGTTAAAGCAGCTATTAATGACTACCGCGGAAAAGAAGCCGCAAGATGCGCCTGCGAATAGAAATCCTTGACATTCAGAAACGTTTAGTCTACACTTACTGCAACGGTAAGTAAATCACTACAGAGCAAGGAATCAAATGAAGTTATCTCCAGAAAATATCGTACGACTAAAACAAGTAATTGCTGATGGTGTCCAAGTTTTGCAGGAATGCGAAGATTTAAAGGCCGGCCTAAGCGATACAGTAAAAGCGATTGCGGAAGAGCTCGAAGTTAAGCCAGCTATCCTAAATCGTCTTATCAAGACCTGCCAAAAGGGCGATATGAATGATCGACGCGAAGATGTCGAAATACTTGAAGAACTATACAAGGCAGCAGGACTCGGCTAATTGAATTATGCTCTAGCCTATGAACAATTAGTTCAGAAGGCAAAGGACAGAACTGTGGTTCCTTCTGCCATAGAACGGCATCACATTCTTCCTAAATCTATGGGTGGAAATAATGCAAAAGAAAATATAGTCTTTCTTACGCCGAGAGAGCATTATATTGCTCACCATCTTCTCTGGAAAATTCATAAAAACATAAGTATGCGGCGAGCATTCTGGTGTATGATGTTTATTAAAAATAATAATAGAAAATATAAGGTTAATAGCAAAACCTATGAAATATTAAGAGTAGCGCAAGCAAACGAAATGAGGGTGTTAAGGGCTGGAGTAAAAGATAGCGATGAGACAAGAGCGAAAAAATCTAAATCTCATACTGGTTTAAAAAGGGGTATAAGTCCTCTAAGAGGTAAACCAATGCCCTTTAATAATAAATGGTTTATTACCTGCCCACATTGTGATAAAACAGGGATAGAATGGAATATGAAAAGATATCATTTTGATAACTGTATAGAAATAAATCCCGGTAGGATTATTGAATCTAAATCTAAAGGAATCACATTGACAAAGCATAAATGCCCTTTCTGTAAAATAGAAACATCTATGGGAAATTTAAAGAGATGGCACCTCGATAAATGTAAGGAAAATATTAGTGTACATTGACGCATTTTTCCGTCGCGGCGGCGATGCAGAAGTAATCAAGATTGTTGAAAGAGTAAACGGTAAACGTGTTTACCGCGAATTTCAGCCTGATTACCATTTCTTCCTCACTGACCCCAAAGGTTCTAATAAGTCTATCTACGGCGATACCGTAAAGAAGATTATTCCGCGAACCTTTGTCGAAAAACAAAAGATTCTTAAGACATTATCGGGTAATGTAAAGAAATGGGAATCTGATGTTGATCCCATCTTCCGTTGCTTAGAACATAACTATCAGCACGCGGATGCACCGCAACCAAATGTAGCTTTCTTCGACATTGAAACCAGCTTTGATAAAGAATCGGGCTGGTCAGAAGCTTCGGACGCAAACAACTACATCACATCCATCTCTGTCCACTTACAATGGATTGATGAAATTATTTGTCTAGCAGTTCCACCAGAAACACTGACCTGGGAAGAAGCACAAGCCATTGCCGACGAAGTGGGTAATGTTGTTCTGTTTAAGACAGAAGGGGAGATGCTAAAGACTTTTATTGATGTTGTCGAGGACGCTGACATCCTTAGTGGATGGAACAGTGAAGCATACGATATTCCCTATGTAGTTAATCGCATTAAGAAAGTTCTCGGTAAGCACGAAGCAAGAAAGCTTTGTCTTTGGGAACAAGAGCCTAAGGTCAGAGAATTTGACCGCGGCGGTAAGTCTCAAAATACATACGATTTAATTGGTCGAGTACACGTAGATTACCTCCAACTCTATAAGAAATACAACTACGAAGAGCGACACAGCTATGCATTAAATGCAATCTCTGAAATTGAACTTGGCGAGAACAAGATTCAATATGAAGGTACGCTGGATGAACTATACAATGATGACTTTAAGAAATTCTTAGAGTACAACATTCAAGACACACGTCTACTCGATAGACTTGACAAGAAGCTTGACTTCATTAGCCTTGCAAATTCTATTGCTCATTCGAGTTGCGTTCTGATTCAGACAACAATGGGTGCGGTTGCAGTTACAGACCAGAACGTGCTCATGGAAGCACACAGCCGCAACATGATATGTCCTGACAAGAAACGCGGCCACGATGAAGACGCGGTCAGGGCCGCGGGTGGCTGGGTTGCTACGCCACGCAAGGGATTTCACAGATGGATTGCATCCACTGACATGAAATCTCTATATCCGTCCGTAATTAGAACACTGAACATGAGCCCTGAAATGATTGTTGGCCAGATTCGATTGGACAGAACAAACCAAGCAATTGCAGATTGGGAAACAAAGGGTGGAAAGCATACATTTGCATCTTGGTGGAACGATAGATTTAACGTGCTCGAGATGGATGACTTCTACAACAAGGATATTGGCAGCAAGCTAATTCTTGATATGGAAGATGGGCAGACATTTGAAGTCACCGGGAAGGAACTGCACGACCTAATATTTGAAAGTGGGCAACCTTGGTGTATTAGCGCCAACGGCACAATCTTCAAGACAGATACAGATGGCGTGGTTCCGGCACTATTAACTCGCTGGTACAGCGAACGTAAGATCCTGCAGGGTATTATGACCAATTATCAGGACATTGAAGATAATGCCAAAATTGAAGGTATAAAGATGCCGGAAAATTTGTTCACAAACGCAGATATTAGCGATGCCGAGTCCAAAGCTAACCCCTACCACGATGCTGAGGCATATAAGCCTAAAAAGCTAAAGGAAATTATCACAGAAGGGCATAAAAAGCGTGTTGTGCAATACATGAACCAGCACAACCTAATGGTTAAGGATGGGAAGGTAATCCATAAGAATCAAAAGGACTTAAAGCGTATTGTAGGATTCTGGGATAAGAGGCAGTTGGTTAAGAAGATTAACCTGAACTCGGCTTATGGCGCTTTATTGAATGCTGGCAGTAGATTCTTCGACCAGCGTCTGGGCCAGTCAACAACATTGACAGGTAGAACTATTACCAAGCATATGGCGGCAAAGACAAATGAAATGATGACTGGAGAATATGATCATTATGGCCAATCTATCGTCTATGGGGATACAGATTCCTGCTATTTTTCTGCATACCCTATTCTTAAGCGGGAAATTGACGATAACGAAATTGTCTGGACAAAGGAAAGCATCGTCGAACTCTACAACGATCTTGCCAAAGCAGTGTCAGCAACTTTCCCAGACTTTCTTTTAACTAATCTAAATGTGCCGATTAAGCGTTCAACTGGTGTAATTGCAAGTTCACGTGAAACTGTTTCAGAGAGCGGTATCTGGATGGTTAAGAAGCGTTATGCTTGCTTAATGTATGACAAGGATGGAATTAGACTTGACGTCGGCGGAAAGCCGGGCAAGGTTAAGGCAATGGGGTTGGACTTAAAGCGTGCTGATACTCCGAAATTTGTACAGTCATTCTTATCAGAGATCTTATTAGATACGCTGACAGGTAAGGGCGAAAATGCAGTTATCGAAAAGATTAGATTGTTTAAGGAAAAGTTCGAAGAGATGAAGCCGTGGCAGCAAGGTACTCCTCGAGCAGTTAACAAACTAACTCACTATAGAGATAAACTTACCGAATCCGGTGTTAAAAAACTAAAAGGTATTGACATGGGCAACCTGCATGTGCCGGGTCACGTAACAGCAAGTCTTGCATGGAATAGGTTAAAAGAGATCCACCAAGATCAGCACGCAATGCGTATTATCGACGGTCAGAAGATTATTGTATGTAAGCTAAAGCAGACAACTGAAAATAAGCTTACCAGTATTGCATACCCTGTTGACGAGGGTCATCTACCGGAATGGTTCTTAAGTTTGCCTTTCGACAGCGACGATATGATGGCTGGTATTGTAGACAAGAAGGTGGAAAACTTATTAGGTGTACTGAACTGGGACCTAAGCAGAACAAATAAAGAGCATGCACATTTGGAGACATTGTTTGACTTCAGTGCTATGTGAAATATTGACATTCAACGCGAAATAATATATACTAGGCAAAGGAGGATTAACTATGTTATTAGATTCATTCAAGGACATCGTAAAACACACAAATTCGTTGGGTTTTATTGATATGGTAAAGATTGTAGGTACAGCAGCAGATGCGAAGATTGAAGCAATCGACGCAGACAAGACTGTTGTTATTTTTGGAAGCATGTATCAACCTATCGCAGGTATTGATACAACTGTAGGTCTGTCGCAGATTGCAGTGTTGAAGGGATTTATGGATTTTCCATTGTTCTCCGGCGATAAGGCAAAGACTGACATTGTTACCGAAGTTCGCGCTGGTGCAACGGTGCCAACAGAAATTAAGTTTGACAGCGGATTCGGACACGTAGCAAACTATCGCTTCATGAGCGAAACAATGGTAAATGAACAAATCAAGGTTCCACCATTCAAGGGTGCAACATGGAATCTAACTGTTTCCCCGGAGAAGAAGAAGATTGCAGAAC